ATATTGGTTGAAGATGCAGTTGTTAGAATGGGCATTAAATGCTTTCCAGATATATGGCGCAGGTGGAATAAGGATTGGATATTTTGAACAATCTAATCCAGAAAGTGAATCAGCAGTTGCAAATGCTATGGCACAAGCAAATGGACAGAATATTATATTATTTCCTAGACCAATAGGTGAAGAAAAACAAGGTGCTGGTTTAGAAATAATAAGTCCGCATGGAATAGATTTAGGTCATTTTACACATTTTATTGAAGATTATTTTAACAAACAAATTCAACAGATGATATTAGGTTGGGACTTTGAAAAAGGCACTATGCGTACCAACTCAGGTGCTAGGGACGACTATACAAAATTGCAATATTATGATGCTTGTGGTTTATCATCCACAATTACAAGGGACTTATTATCTGTTATTATTAAATACAATTATCCAGAAGCAGTAGATATGGGCATTAAATACAAGATAAGCGTACCAGTTAATGATCCAGCACAATATTTAGAAGCAGTACAAAGATCATGGGAATTAGGGCTTGAACTAAGTGAAAGTGAAGTTAGGAATGCATTAGGATTTACTAAACCAACTAAAAAGAACAAAATATTAGTAAAACCACAACAAGCGATGGGTGATTTGGGCTTTAATAATGAAAACAAATCAATCAAAAGCCCTGAAAAAAATGTTGGTAATTTAGGAGATAAATTAGCATGATGAAAGTTAATTATGACAGGAGTGAATATGCCAATTAATAAGATTTGTGTTAGAAAAGGACAAAAAAAATGACAATATATGATTCTTTAATTAAAAATGGTTTAAGTCATTCTGGTGCTTTAAAATTATTAAAAGTTAAGAAATACCAAAATAATAATTCTAGATGGATCACGATTGGTGGAACACCAGGGAAAGATGGTAATCACGAAGGTGGAACACATGTTAAAGTAAGTGGTGACGGTAGTATTCAAATAGGACCACCTGCTATTGAAGGTAAAAAGATAAGTGAATTAGGACAAAATAAACAAGGACAAGAACAAAAACAAAATGTAGACACTGGTATACAAAATCAACCAATAGAACAGAATCCACAAAGTCCAAGTCAGCAACCAAATGGTAGTGCTGAATCGCAAGCATTTGATTCAAGCAACAAACCATTACCAACACCTGCTACTATTCCTGAACCAACAGTTAAGGAACCAGAACCTGATTTTAATACGCCAGAAGGTGAAAAATATGCTGGTTTATTAGCAAAAGGATTTAATAAAACTGCTGCCAGAAAATTATTAAATAAATTATTTCAAAATAAGCAACCAAAAGGTGGTGCTTTTGATTTATTAAAACCTATTGGTAAATTGTTAATGCATACATTAAAAGACATACCAATAGTTAAACAAGCAATGAATTCATTTGGTGGAACAGTAGGAACTATTATTAATGTATTTGGCGAAATGCAACCAGATGAAGTTGAAAGAATAAAAGCAAGTGTTAGTCCAGAAGAACGTGACGAATTAGAACAGATACTTAATCAAAATACTAAAACTAGAAACTGGAAAGGTGGTGTACAGCAACCAAAAGAAAAGAAGATTAAAGAACAAAAAGTACTTGGTGAAAAAGCAGTACCAGTTGGTAAACCAATAGGAAATATGACTGAAAAAGTTAATAACCCTATGGAAAAATCTTCACCTTCTTTTAATGGATTACCAAAAGATATACAACAGAAGTTTATGACCAATGGTAAATTAGATGAATCATTATTAAAAGATTTCTTAAAAGTTGTACCAATGAAGGTTGAAGGTAAAGGAATAGAAGCATTAGCAGAAGCAGTTGCTAATGGTTATAAGAAAAACAATATGATTCCTAAGAAGGAAGCAGAAGCAGTTAAACCTGTTGAACCAAAAGTTGAAGTTAAACCAGAACCAAAAGTTGAAGTTAAACCAGAACCAAAAGTTGAAGTTAAACCTGTTGAACCAAAAGTTGAAGTTAAACCTGTTGAACCAAAAGTTGCTAAAAAATCAAAGGTAAAAAAAGAAAAAGTAGAAGCAAAAAACACTTCTTTTCTTGATAGATTAGGTGCTAGTGAAGAAGAAGATGATTTAATGAATGAACAACAACGTTTATATAATGAACAAAACCCAGAAGTAGAAGAAAAAGAAGAAGTAATGGCTGATGAAGTGTTTTTAAAAGAATTAGAAAATACTAATGAAGAAGTTGAACCAAAGGCTAAGGTTAAAAAACCAAAGGTAAAAAAAGAAAAAGTAGAAGTAAAAGAACCAAATAAAGAAGATGAAATTGAAGATATAGCAGATAAATTATATCAAGCAAATTTCAAAGGCGATTGGACAGAATTTGATGCTATTAAAAAATCAATGAAGAAAATGAAAACTAAAAATGAAATTGAAGAATTATATGATTCAAAGATAAAAGAACATGAAAAGAAATTAAATGCTAGGGTTAATAAAGCAAGAAAAGAAGCACTAGAAACTGGCGATAGTTTTAAAGAAATATTGGATAGATTAACAAAAGAAGACGAAGAAAAATTAGCAGACACAGATTTTTTGAATTACTTAAATGATTTATAAGGAACAAATATGAAATTATTACATGAATCAGTCCATAAAGTAAATGAAGACGCAACACTTGAAAGATTAAAAAAGATTGCGTGTGCAACAAATGAATACATATCAAGGGGCGAAGAATGTGTTGTTTGTTTGGGTCATAGTGGTGATGACCAAGATCAATTAGCAGTAACTGTTGGCAGTGCTTGTAATTTTGTTGTAGAAGGCGAAGTTTTATACGCTGACCTTGAAATTGATGATATTTGGGAAGACCAAAGGGAATTAAAAGGATATAGAAAGAAATCAATGGAAGTATGGGTTGATGGCGTTTGTAGCGTTATTGCCCTTTTAGCCAAAAATAGAAGTGCATTAGAACTTGGTACTATTAAATACCAAGCAATTGATAGAAATCAAGAAAAAGAAACATTAACCTATACTAATAATGAGGATTTAAACATGTTAAGCCAAGAAGAATTAAAACAATTAATAGCCGAAGAACTTTTGCATAGCGAAGCATTTTCAAAAGTTAATCATTTATTGGAAAATCTTATCCCTGTAATGCAGGAAAGATTAAAGAAACTAGACGACACACTTGCACCTTTAATGGCAGAAGAAGAAGCAGAAATGGGTGGTGAAACACCAGAAGCAGGAATGGAAGGTGAAGCAGGTGTTGAAGACGAAGTTGCTGCTGTTGAAAATATTGAAGCAGAACATGATGCTGGCAAAGCAGAAGAAGCAGTTGCCGCTGTTGAAGAAGCAGAAGGTGAAGAAGACGAATTAGAAAAAAATATGGCAAGTGATTCTGCTAATAACACTTATGTTCCAGGACTAGAAGACAAGAAAGCACCTGAATTAGCAAATAAGAAGAAAAATGTCCAGAAATATCAAATGTTAATTGATGATTTGCAAGCAAAAATGCTTAAAAGCGAACAAGAAAAAAATGAAATATTGACTAAGGTTGAAGAAGAAAAAGAAGAATTGGTCGTAAAATATCAAATGGAAGTTAGAAAGAATGAATTGAATGAATTAGCAAAAACGCACAATTTTGACCCACTGGAAGAAATTGGTATTGTTAGTCAAATGAACGACAAACAATGGAATTCACATAAAAACATTATTGTAACTAAATATCAAAAGTGTCCAGTGGGTAGGACTATATCTGTTGGAAATGATGTTGAAGATAGACAAGTAGTTAAACCAGAACGGGTTTCTGCTGCTATTAAATTATGTCAAAGCGAAGGTATTGATTTTAAAACCGCTTTGACAAGGGTATGAAAACAATAAAAACTAATATTAAAAAGGCGAAGGAACGCCTTTTTATTTCGTGGAAAGATATTAAAATAAGGACTTTACCTATTGGTTTCCGTTGTGGTGTTTGGAACAAAAAGAAACAACGGGGTGAATTAAATAGGAAAGCAATTAAATATTATTCGTGATATTTTTTAATTGCCTTAGATTATTATTAAGGAAAGAACTTTATTAAATAAGAGGTAAAATATGCCAATTACAATTCTACATGGACCGACTTTAAGTGCCATAGTAGGAAGCGGAACAGTTAGTCCAGCAAGATTTGTTAAATATATTGCTTTGGCTTCAACTGTTGCAAATCCAACTGGCGGGTGGAAAGTGGTTCAATGCATTGCTGGGGAACAGCCACTAGGTATTAGCGAGACTGGTACGCCAAATGCACCAACTGACGAAAATTATGGCGGAGGAATCGCAACCTCAACCGGTAGTACAGTAGCCAAAGGAACAAGTGGTACTGGTAATGCTTGGGGTGCTGGCGACTTGATTGGAATTCATAGTTTAGGTAGAAATACCTTGCTTGAAATTGGAAGCACTATTACTGCTGGTGCCGCATTAGGTCCAGACGCTTATGGTAGGGGTGTTCCTGCTACAGCAGATGCAGTTGGTGCAATTGCAAAACAAGGTGGCTTTTCTGGCGACCTTATCCAAGTAATAGTGGAGGTTTCATAATATGACACAGAATTTTTCATTAAATAGTGCGAATAACGTTTATATTCCTACTTTTAGTCCCGAAGCAAGCGGACAATTAATTGTTAGTTATGCCCGTGATGTTAAAAGATTTGGTTTGCTAAAATATACGCAAGTAACCAAAGTGGAAAAACAACAGGGTAAATACATTCGTCTAAATCCATACGATCAGTCCAGATTGCTTACGCTTGATGGCAGTGATAATGTGTGGGCAGACGGTGCTGATAGACCAATAAATAGTGATGTTCAGTTTGAATATCCTTTATACGGTACTAACAGACATTCCTATGGCTTCTTTGTTGGGGATTTATCCGCACAACAGGCAGCGTGGGATATTGTTGCTGCGAAAGCAAGTGTTGTTGCTTCCAGAATGATGACTTTACAAACCGCTTGTGCATTAACTGCCTTAACTGGTAGTGATATGCCAACTTCCACGGCAACTGTTGCTGGTGGTGGCAAGTGGAATGCTGGTAATAACACGACTGCAAACCAAAATTACTTTAAAATTGGTGTGCAGAAAGTTCTTCAAACAATTACTAAGGCAACTAATGCTGTTGTAAGTGCAGAAGATATTTGTGTTATTATGAATCCAGTAACCGCAAGTAAATTAGCACAATGCATTGAAGTTATTGATATGGTTAAACAATCACCATTTGCTGTTGAAGCGTTGCGTAATGATAAGAATTTCAGTTTATGGGGTTTGCCTTCTAGTTTATTTGGTTGTGGTGAAGTAATTGTTGAACCAACGGTTTATACTTCTACTAATCCTAATCAAGCAGGAATTGGAACACAAAACTTCGTTTTGGCTGATGGCAGTATTATTTTCGCTGCAAGACCAGGAAGTATTGAAGGACAAATGGGAAGTTTCAGCACTTGTCATGGTTATTTCAAAGAAGAAATGACAGTTGAAACTTGGAATGACCCAGTTAATCGTAGGGAAGTTGGTAGTGTTACTAGCGATTTCCAGTATGTAATCGCTGCACCTGCTAGCGGTTATTTAATTACCGAAGCAGTAGCAGTATAATTTGACAAATAGGGTCTAAATAGGGTAGGTATGATAATTCGTCTTACTTATCCTATTTTTTTTAGGTAATATATGATTATTTTAACTAATGCTGATTTACTGAATAGGTTCGATTACAGATTGATAGGACAACAACTGTCGGATTCCAACGTACCTATTTCACAAGCAAATTTATTAATTAGTACACAACTTGCTGATATTATTAATGACGCAGAAGGTGTAGTTTTAGCCGCTTTATATGTTGCTTATAAATATGATTCAACAAAGATTGCGGCACTTGCAGATGAAAGTTTAGGATTGGTTAAAAGAATAATAGCAGATATTGCTTTTATTTATTGCTGTGGTAGAAGGGGATACGATTATAGGGAAAAAATGCCATTGGTTCAAGATTCATACGATATTCTTAATTTGTTAAGAAGTGGGGAAAGGGTATTAAATTTTGAAGATAATGAAGACGCTGGCAACACACAGGTTGCAACAGTAAGTGTGGTAAATCAACAAGTGGCTGGGTTAGTATCAACTTCTTTTAGATATTTTCCTATGCCTGTAAATTTTTAATAAGAGGTAAATTATGGCAAGCGCTCAATTCCATGTCAACGGAACCGCAGATGTGTATATTGGTTCTGTTTTATTAGGATATTCACAAGATGGTGTAACAATTTCATTACACTATGAAACAGAAGATATTCATACAGATTATATGGGAAGTAAAATCCCAGAAGATGTTATGAATTTAGGACAATGGGCAACTGTCAAAATGAATTTAATTAAATATGACACTGCTATATTAAATAACTTACAGAAACGAATTAACGACGGGACACATGGTGCTGCACCTAATTATTATAATGGTTCAGCAATCGGTGAATTAATGAGCCAGTGTCAAGATTATGTTGTTCTACAAATTCGTAGATATAATCCAGCATGTGAAGCCGCAACACTAGAAGGTGGTTGGAAGTTTAATGCAACTTATCTAGCAGATATTGATTCATTTAAAGTTGGAACTAGGGTTACAGTTCACGATTTAACTTTCCGTTGTCTACCTGATGCGTCAGGTGTGTTATTTACTGTTATTGGAACAGCAACACCAAGTTAAATATATTTTAAAATTCTTTCTCCGACAGAACCATATTTCTTGTTGATTTATGGTTCTGTTTTTTTATGTATATTAACCTATATTCTATATAGGGAGAATTAACAAAATAAGGAAAAAGATATGTTTACAAAAGAAGACACACAAATTTTTGCCTATTACAATGGTGAAAAAGTAGCATTTTGCGACCCAATAGAAGTACAAATTAGATTAGAAGCCAATGATCCTGATTTTCAATCTAATTTTAAAGTTTTATTTGATTTGGTACAACTATCAAAAGACGCTGAAGCAGCAAAAGAAATTGTTAAACTGGGTAGGTTAATGTTTGAATTACCAGAACCACACTGGGACGAAGAAAAACAAATTGTTGTTGGTTTAACAACTTTGGGTGTTATTCGTGTAGTAATGGAATATATCACATGGGTTGGTGAAATAAAAAAAAATATAGACGATATGCCGATTTCGTTGCCTGTTACGGAAACTGCGGCAGACCAATTACCTACGAATGTTTCGTAGGTTTGTGGTTGAATATGTCAAGACAAATGACAAGGACAGAAATACCTATATATTCTGCTATTGGTAAAGCAATGAGTAGTAAACAGGATATAGAAAATCTATTGTTGGCATATAGCAACTGTCCAGAAGATTATAATAATAAGGAAGAAAGTTTGGATAAATTAAATCAAGCACAGGGAAGAGGTAAATAAAATTTCAGTATTTGACAATATAGAATCTATTCTTGAAGAAATAAACGCAAAAATGGGTGCTAATGCTGGTGATAAAGCAGCGGCTATTGATAATGAAAAAGTCAAAGCACCTGAAAAAGACCCTTATCAAAAGAATGAAGAATACATTGGTTTAAACACTTCTATTAAAAATTTAATTAGAAGTTTAGACAATTTTGCTATTAAACAACAATTTAAACCACCAGTTCCTAATCAACAAAACAATCAACAAAATCCATTTAACACCAATATTGCTGACGCTATAAAAAATTCAGTAAGTAGTATTCCTGGAATGAATAAAATTATTCCACAAATAGGAACATTGGCTAAGACATTTGATATAATAATGAAAGCATTGGGTATTGGTGCTGCTGCAAAGGGTGTTATTGGTGCTGCTGCAAATGGTATTAAAGGTTGGGGTGTCACAGATGGAACATCTTCTGGTTTTGGTCAATCAGGTAATAAATCTTCTGGATTTGGTCAATCAGGTAATAAATCTGTTGGTTTTACAGGGGCTGTTTTAACACAAGGATTATCAAATCAACTTGGTTTTAAAGATGTTTTTCAACATTTAAAAGACGCTGGAAGAAGTTTTTATAAATCAATGTTAGCAACGCCACCAAATGCTGATAATTTTAAAGTGTCAGGTTATGATACACCATTATCTAAAACAATGTCAAATGCAGGGCGTGGAAATAATTTACAACAAGGTCTATCAAGTATTAGTAAATTCTTTTCTACTAGTGGAAGTGTTTTAGCACAACAAATGTCAAAATTAACACCTGCTGTAATAGGAAGTTTATTAGTGGCACCAGCATTAGTTGCTGTTGGTATGATTGCCGTTGGTGTTGGTTTAATTAAATTTGCTAAGTCATTAGTAGAAGCAGATAGGGCAATTTCTATTTATAATCCTGCAACTGCTGTTGCTTGGACATTAAAAGATATTACCGACATGATTCTTGATATGACAAGTGCTAAAAAAAGGGAACCTTCACAAAAAGATTTCTTAGCAACTTGGACAGAATTTAATGTTGATATTAGACCTATTTTAGATTCTATAATTATTACTTTTACTGAATTAGGAACACAATTATTAAAAGTTTGTCAATCATTAATAGAAATTTGGAATATGATGCCTGATTGGTTAAAAAAAGCAACAGCAAAAGCACTTATTTTTTCAAATCCAATAACAGGTCTCCCAGCAATGTCAAAAGAATTATTAGACATTGAAAAAAGAAATAGTGAAAGAAGAGAACAAAAACAAGTTGATTATAGTAATGAGTTTAGAAATGTTGAATATTTTATAAGGAAAAAAGATGAAGCGGGTTATTTAACAGCACTTGCAGAATATGATAATAAATTAGAAGAATTAAAAAGCAATTATAATAAAGTGTTTTCTGTTGCTTGTAGTAATTTTATGGCAGATACTGGAAGCATGAGTGATATTGCTACTTCAAAAAATCAAATTGAAAATTTTAAAGATGGAAGAGAACTACTTTTAAGGTTAAAAAATCAATTAAAAAATGAAGAACCATCTGTAATATCTAATGAACCATCTAAATTAGATGAAAGTTCTAATGACATGATAAGACAAATGAAAGCATTAGAAAAAGCACTTGATGCACTGTATGAAGAATATAAAAAGACAAATGCTAATGCTGAAATAATTGATGTTGGTAATTTTATGGCAGGTGTTGTTAATGACCCAATGGTTTATAATCCTGGTAGGGATAGGGCATTTGATTATACAAAAGATTGGGATCCATTTGCTGGGAAAAAAACAAAATAAGGAATAAAAATGTCAAGAACTTCGTTTGATTATAATGGTGTTAGTTTACCACTTGTTAAAACAGAAAAATTTTCACAAGAACCTGTTTATTCACCAGATGGTGTTGATATTATTTATACCAAAATAACTATTGGTATAGGTTGCGCATTAAATCCATGTATGCTTGGAAATATTCCTGTTGCAACATGGTTAGAACAAAATCGTGGCAAATTAATGGCAAGAGGTGGACAATTAAATTATATGCAAGAAGGTGCTTGGATATTACATACAGATTTAACAACAATGCCAGCAGGACACGAATTATGTTCTTCACCTAGTTTTTCTAATGTTGGTGGAACATATCTGCAAAAGTGGAGTATGGATGCTAAACTTGGACCTAAACCAATTAGATTTGAAGTTAAACAAGTACAAGGTGATACTTTTCTTGCTTATTATGAAATAGAAACATATCTACCTTATTG